GCAGCAGCTCGTCAATGGCCTCCAGGCGCATCTGCTTAAGTGCACGCCGGTAGATATTTACCTTGTTCCACGGTACGCTCGGGTCCGCAGACATCTGGACCAAGGACTGCACCTGGGCAAAGCGCTGCGTCTCAGAGAAGATCGTTGGGTCACTGACCGGAATTATGTCAGGCGTGCCATTGAAGTCTTCTCGAGTAACAAGACTTTCGCCAAACTCTGCCAGTACTACTTCGTTATCCAAAGTTCTAGCATTGATACGATGCAGAATCTGCAAAGCTCGCTTTTGGCTCTCGTGCAGTCGGGCATGAATAGCCGAGTACACTGCGCTGCCTGATTCAAGCAGAGCCTGCGTTGTACCAACAGGCGTACGATTACCCACCTGGTTCATGCTTTCTTCGGCTGTGGCAATAACGCCTTTAGCCAGGCCGTAGATACTGCTTACCAGCTCCATTAGGACCGGGCTAGGCGGGTTAAACGGCATGGGCATAGCCAGCTTGCGAATATCATCAATGCCGGCAGGGCCTTCAATATCGCAAACCTGTGTTACATTAACCTGTGTATTCTGCCCGACAATTCGCCCGCTCTTAAGCTTGAGCATTGTTGCGGCATTATTGATATGCGCGCTGTCCAGCAACGCACGCAAACCACCAGTCAAGGCAGCGCTGAGGCCGCCAATCAAGTGCGGCAAGCCGATGGCGTATGCTCCACGCCACGGAATAAACTTCCACTCAACAAACCAGTCAAGCTTTTGAAAGGTAAGGTCCTCTTCCAACCAGTTACGGTAGAGGCCAAGCACTTCCTCAGTCTCTTCGTCAATGGTCAGAATGTAGGGCGCCTGCTCTCCGCCTGTCAGCTCGTCCTCGTCAAAGGAGTACCAGACATGCACCTCAAGCACAGCTCGCAGGCCGTCCTCATTGAAGCCACTGTCTTCTCTGCCTTCAATTTTGTCATTTGCCTGAGCTGAGGCACTCTGTTCAGGCAACGTACCGGAGGGCTGTCCCAGCACATCGACGTAGAGACCTCGTTTTACGCGCCGCTCAAGCTCGTACTTTGTGATTTGCTGGCGGTGCGTCACCCGCGCGGCTGTATAGATGTTGGCGGCGGAGTACGGCAGGAACAACTCGTCAATGGGTACAAACTCCGTCTCAGGCTTGCCTGTAACCGGGTTTTGCAGAAACTTCTGATATTGGCTGCCGCCCATTGGCAGCTGCGTCAAAAGCTGCTCAAGCTCGTCACGGTAGCCTGGAATTTGTGTAGTAAGCTGCCAGTTCATAAACCGGCGCTTACGGTCAGCCTTCTCTAGCTTCTGAGGAGTTACCTCGCCTGCTACAAATGCTTTGACTGGGCCCGCAGCCGGAAACAGCTCTTTAATAGCTCTTGCCGCAAAATCTACGCAGCCCTCAGCCAGCACAGGGTGTACAACTCGGCTGCTGCCTGCAAACTCCGCACCACCCGGCGCGTCATCGCCAAGCCCGGTGCGTTGAAGGCCCTCTTCGTACTGCTTATCACGCTTTTTGCGAGCTTCTCGGTCCTTCTCAATAAGGTCTACGAGCTCAGTGGCGGCCCTGCTGAGCGTGCTCCTGCTAAACACCTCTGCCAGGTTTGCGCTAAACTCGGGCATGGCGGCGCTGTCAAGAAACAAATCGCTGGGTACGTCTACTGAGCCGTCGTCGTTCTCAATGTACTCTTCAGGCATTTCGCCCAAAGTAAGCGGGTTCAGTTCATTTTCCACGTTTTAGCCCTTATGCGGCATAAAGTATACTAAGATTCTACGTGCCTTAGTCGAGAATGTAACCTACTACTCCGCCAAAGTCTTGACGACCTACCAAGCCGCCTTGCGCGTAGCCAGGATTTTGGGCCCTATAGGCTTTAAGAATCTCATCGTATTCTGGGTTTACGCCCGGGCGATGCGTTGAGTCCAAAGCGTCAAATAGCTCCGGACTCAGCTTCTTGTGTGCCGGGTCAGTAAGCATTTTGTAGGCCTCGTCTTTTGTATAAAAGCCCTTTGACGTGCCAACTAAGCCCGTACTATCCAAGTCGCCTATCTCGTCGTACCACTGCCCACCGTGGTACGGCTTGCGAATAAAGTCTTGAACAAAGGGCAAATACTCGTCTTTTGGAGCTCGGTTTTTTTTGCCTTTGATTTGCTGGATCACGTCTCCGACTTCAGTTGGGGAAACTTCAATGGTTACATGTGGCTCGCCCTTGGCGTCACGAAGCGAGAAGATCTTAGTATTTCCGCTCGTTACATCATCACAGTAACCACCAACACAGTGGCCCATTGTGTCACCTTCGTACTTCAGCTGTTTCTTCAAGGCATCTACAGCATCATCACTGCCTTCGTGCGTCAAGTCCACCCAACGAAGGCCTTTCGGATTGTTCTCAGGATACTCACGGATGAGCTTCACGCCGGGCCCGTTAAGCATCTCCTGAGCAGCGTCAGTCTTTTGAGCTGCGCGCCAGTCATTGATATTGGCTACATGCCGAATGGCCTTTTCAATGCCCATTTGCTGAAAATCTTCAGGACGAAGCTTTAAGTGGTTGGGCAAGTCCGAGTCCTGGCGCACAGCATTCCACAGTTCGTCCCTCAGATGGTATAGCTTCAGGTCTGACGGTATACGCCCGGCACTGTAGTCATCATAGATTGGGGTATTCTTAGGCAGCTTAGCTACCCAGTCCTGAGCCATAGGATCACCTGCCGGATAGTCTTCTGGTTTTATTTTACCAGCTTTTTTATTTTTAATACTTGCATCAGCGATAGTCTCCCATGCTCTGCTGAGTGGACTTGTGCCAACGCCCTCTACAGGCATCTTAGCAGCCTTACGCGCTTTAGCCGCCCTTGCTGCAAGTGGACCATAGCCAGCTCTTTCAAGAAGTGCTTCTGGGTTTACATGGCTAACTGGCGGATCTAGCTCTAGCAATTTTCGTACCGGGTCATTTTCAGTAGCAAGGTCACGCTTAATATACCGCATAAGCGGACCGCCAAGCCATTCGCGTAAGGCCTTAGCTCTCTCAGCTCCAAACATTGGTGTATTATGCCCCTGAGCAAACCACTCCATACCCAGTTCAAGTTCACTGCCGTGCCCTGTAAACCAGTTACCGCCCTTAGGCTTTACAATAGACAACGCAGCACCTGGCACGCCGCCAGCCAGAGCCAGCCCGCCCATTGTAGCAATGTTTTTAGGGCTCATGAACATTGCCGGGTTGGCAAACCTGACGCCCTCCTCCACCCAGTCAGTCTCAGGTGTAGCCCTCATTTCGACCTGCTCAAGCGGCGATTTCTTAGCAATGGCTCGGCGTATTGCGGGACCTGCTCCGAGCGGCGCAATGGACCGACGCTTTTGGCCCTGTAGAACGTTAGCTCCGCCGGCGTACAACATGTCCGCAAGGTCGCCTACAGCGCCTGGGATGTCAGGCAGCCACTGCTTAACACCACGCACAATAGCCTTGGCGTTGTCGCCTGAGCCAATAGGTCTGTCCTGGGAGTAGGAGCGAGTATGCTCTCCGCGCCCACGCCGCAGCTCTCGTCTCTACCCAGGATTTGGCCCTATATTTGCCAGCGTCTTTTGTAGTAAGGAACCCGGCTACTTCCGCACCGAACTGAGGAGAGTCGTAAATGTACTCTGGTAGGTCTCGATCAACGTCAACCCGCCCGTTCAAAGTGCGTCTGTACAGATCTTCGTCCAGATACCTTTGAACAACAGCAGGTGTTTCTGCAAAGCTCGGCGCGGATTTCAGATTGCCTTGGTGTTTCTGCAAATAGCGACCAATGGCGCCTACTGTATCGTCATACAGACCTCTGTGCTCCGCAGGTAGAAGTTCTTTCGGTGTGCCTACACGAACACCTCGGTCCTCGGCGGCTTTCCGTAAGTTTCTGGTAGACTCCGGGTTGTGTATCAAATCGAAATCTCGCAACACCAACGCAGACACATTACGAGGGTTAACTGGTACCTCACCTAGCACTTTGAGTTCAGCGTAGTTGGACGGTAGTTGTCTGAATCCTTCGAGTATGGCGCGGGCTTCCTCGTCTCCGTTCACAGCTGACGCTCTGAGAGACTGCATCACAAGTGGCGATCTAACATTCGGGTTGGTGCGGTGTGTTTTCTGCATCCACGCGACCAGTTTGTCACCCAGTATAGCCGATTCATCTGCGTCTACGCCGGTGAACTTACCTAGTGTCTTGGCGCCGGACTTACTGCCTTCGTATTCAGCGAAAGACCTGAATCGCGGGGAAGAGCGAATGGCCCATACCCGAGCGTCGCCCGGGTAGTAACCCTCAGTTAGCCGCATGTCTTTAAACTTATTGCGAACACCAGAGTCTATATCTCTAGGATCTTTGCCCCTGAACGTGTAGGCGTCTCGGTTGAACAGTTGGTTGCCTCGGTGTTGGGCGGGGTCAAACAGGGGGCTAGCGGGGTTGAAAACGAAGGTAGACGACCGCTCAAAAGGGTGAATCGTGTTCTTGGCAATAGCAACAGACGGACTGGACAGCGAGCTACGCCTTGATATAAGGTCCGCAAGCTCATCAGGCGTCATTGGTGCATTGTGCACCATATTCAAGTCGGTGCGACCACCGCGACGGATCATACCAAGCTCGGCGCCAGGTACTCCGCCGGCTAGTGCAAGGCCGCCAAGCCCTGCGATGTTTTTTGGACTCATGAACATTGCGGGGTTGGCAAACCGCGCGCCCTCCTCCCACCAGTCTGTTTCAGGTGTAGCACGCATCTCCACCTGCTCAAGTGGCGCCCTTTTGCCGATGGCTCTACGAATTGCAGGCCCCGCGCCCAGTGGCGCAATGCTACGCTGCTTTTGGCCCTGAAGCACATTCGCACCGCCAGCATACAGCATGTCTGCCATGTCGCCCACGCTTCCTGGAATATCGGGAAGCCACTGCTTCACGCCGCGTACTAGGCTCCGAGCGTTCTCGCCGGAGCCAATTGGCCGGTCCTGACTGTACGACCGGGTATGCTCACCACGCCGGCGCCGCTGTTCCTCGTCACGATCCATTACCTGCTCCTCGTAATCTGTGCTAAGCCGCCCCGGGCCCTGCGAATAAACACAGGCATGCCCTCTTGCACGCCTTCGTTCCAGCCATACTGCTTTTGCTTGCGGTAAAACTCTTCAGAGCCGGGAATGGCGTTCAAGCGCACTCGGCGGTCTGGCTGAAGTTGCTTTGCAGCTTTATAGGCGTCTTCTAGCAGCTGCGTACCAAGCCCGGGCTGGTTTGACAGCAGGTACGACAAGTCAGTATCCCACTTGTCAGGGCTAAGCTGGTAGGCCCCTGCAAGCGAGTTGTCCGGCCTGTAGAACGCAGTGGTCGGCACTTCGTCCAGCTTCTTCTGCATTTCAGTTGCTATCATACGCCGATTGAACTCGTTGTCGGTGAGTTTCTGTGCCTCAGACGTAGGAGGCGTGTACAGCGCCTCTCTTGCTGCTGGGTCGCCTGCTGGATGCAAAACTCGGCGCAAAGCTCTAAGCTCCTCCATAGAAACTTCGGGAGCTTTGCGACCCAGTAGCTTTTGAATAAGCCCCAGTGCTCCTGTAAGTCCGCTCATACAATGTCTTTCAAGATGTGCTTTTGGCCGCAGGCTAGCAGTAGATACGCCTCCGCGCCCATTGAAGCCGACATACCTAGCATTCCAACGTCCACAACACCACTGCCTGTATCCAACACATAAACAAGTTGGCGCGCCTCGCCCATTTCGCCGCTCTCAATATCATTGGCCAAGTTTCTGAGCATTCCCGGAATGTCATGCATAGTGGTGCACGGGATCTGAACTACCTCAAATTTAGGCATATTTGTCACCTTGTATAGGGGTTGGCAGACGCATTTGTGTCGTCCGCGTACTCATCTTCAGGGTCTTCGTCCTCGGCACTTGGCGTTGCAATCCAACCAGTGTCACGTAGATATGTCAGCGCCTGAGTGTACGTGTCCGTATAGTCGTCATGCGCGCCATTGGGGAATATCGTGACTTCCGTGACAAAGGGCGTAGCCCATTTTACAAACTTACCCGGCTCTACTGCCGATTCCAAGATATACACACACCCAGTTTCGTGTATTGGCGCTACGGTGTGAGCCCTTTGCTGCTTGCTCGCTCTTCCCGGGTTGTAAGGAATCACGGGAATCTTGGATTGCCTAAGTTCTTGAATGATAGACTGCCCAGAAGCCTTCTTTTCAATCAAAGGGACGTCCGCGCGGCGGTTATCAGGGCCGTACACAGAAC